GCGTGGTGACGGCAGTGACAGCCGGAACGCCTCCGGTGACCGTAACAGTCGCACGAGCGGTGTTGTTGACACCCTGCACGAGCTGCACGCCATGATACGTGCCATTGGCATACCCGGCGCCAGGAGTTGCAGTTGCGGGGGCCACGCTGGCGATGCCGGTGCCGGTCCCGCCACCATCACCAGTCATGGCGATTGCGGTTCCGCCGAGAGAGGCGGACAACGAAATGAAGTTGTCACCCTTGGCCACCACGTAGTACGTGGTTCCAACAGTGAACGCGGTATCGAGCTTCGCCGAACCGTCCAGGGCGAAGGTGACGGGATCACCGAGCTTGAAATCGTGCTGCAGTGGAACCGTGATCTGCGTGTCAGCCGCAGGGCCGAAATCGCTGTAGTCAAGCAAGCAGAACGACGTACCTGCAGGCTTGAACATGACCAGACCATCCTGACCCGTGAGCTGGGCGGATGAACATGCGACAGGCATTTGTGCCTCAAGAATGAAGAACTGGCGGGGGCGTCTTCATCCGGCATGGATCACGGATCCATGCGATAGGCGCAGCCTAGCCCGCTCAGGGCACTCGTGCCCTCACCGGAGCCGACAGGCTGGCCATGAAATGCGGGCGGCCCGACAGCGGCCTCAGCGATGGGCCTGAGATCCCGCCCAGGTGAACCACCAGGCGGCCTGGCTCACCCATCTGCTTGTTAATGGCCGCCAGAGCCTGCCAGACGGCAGTGGTGGCCCGCTGGATGCGGCCAGGGCCATTCCCCTTGGGCGTGAACACCTCGATCACCGCGGACGCCCGGATGAACTCCACATCACCGCAGATCCCGATGGTGGGATCGCTCATCAGACCGAAGTTCACGCGCACCAGACAGAACTCGCTGGTGGCGTCGTTCTCGTCGTAGAGCCGGTTGTCGGTGAACACCGGAATCGGCGGCGTCAGGGCGCTCAGAGCCGCTTCAACGGGCGCCTCGATGGCACGACGGATCGCCTGCAGATCGTTCATCGGTAGGAAGGCACCGAAATGCCGGGAACATCTCGATCCTCGCGCATTGCTTTCTCCAGGCCGCCGCCTTCACAGTACGTTCGATACCAGTCACGCTCGGCAGTTGCGCGGTTGCTGCCAGGCTCACTTGTGTCGATGTGACCACGGATCTGATCGTCTTCGCGCACACCCTTTAACACAATGTCGCCTTTCGGCTGATCTTTCGCCCAAAAGTCGCCAGGCTCCAGGTCCATCGCAATCGGCGCATAATCGGTGGCGTTCACGATGCTGTACGCGACAATAGTTGGACTGCGCAAGTCCTGGTCGTTCAGGGTAAGTCTTGGCACGCTCGATCCGTTGTATGGATAGCCCGTGAAAGCACCGCCAGTTGCCGAAACCTCGGGCACCGCTTCCCAGGAATCCCTGAACACGCCAGACCAGTTCGGGCCAGCCTCGGCAAGGTCGTTCATGATTCGCACTGCAGAACGACGCACACGACGCTCGATGCGTTCTTTTGTGACCCGCGCAAGATCCTGCCATGCCCTACGCCTTGCCATTACTGCGGCCTCGCAATCACGATGAATGCAACGGGATGATCGCCTCTGTACCAGCGCGGTTCGACGACTTTCGCCCTGATCGTCTTCCCGTTTTCAGGATACTCGAACCAGTCCGATTCGGTGATCGGTTCATTGCCAATCAACGTCGGATCAGGGATAATTTTCACGTCATTCTTCTGATACAGCCCCTCGTACTCTTTCGGCGTGAGCCTGGTGATAACAGCGTCCAGCGGAATCCGCGTTTCCGCCTGCGCGATGTCGCCCGTGTCGGGATCATAGGTCGCAGTGCCGTTACGAATGAACACCACGCCGTTCGTCTTCCACTTGCTCACCATCCGCTGTGCAAGCGTGCCGAACGTGGCATCGACCTTGCTCATACCAGCTCCCTAGTGTCAACAACTCTGACGCCAGGGACCAGCATGGTGTAAGGCCCACACAAATCATCCAAGAGGGTCACCATTTCGGTATCAGTGTCAACCCTTGTGACACGCTCGATTCGCACTCCTTCTGCATTGAGCACTTCAAGGAGACGTGCATCATCGTCGGTTGCCGTGTGGATCGCCATAGCGTCAGTTCCGATACAGCCTGATACTACGTTGCGGCCCCATCTGCAGCCAGCAACCCAGAATGTCTTTCAACCACGGAAACCGTTGGATGATGAGCGGATACTTGCTGCCCGGCGCGGCGATCCCGTCCGCTTCGGACAACAGGCCGAACTCCTGTTCGAGCACATCGAGCTTCTCCCGCTTCACCCACCTGCCGTCGCCCAGGCCGCCGGTGAGCGCCGTGGGGGCGTTCCCGAGCGCCAGCGCCAGCTCTGCCACGGCCATCAGGTAGGCCGCCTCGAAATCGCGCCCACAGCAGCCGTCTGGCTTCCAGCAGAGCGTGGCCAGCCACCGTTCCGCCTCAGCCAGCGCCGCCTCCTGCGTGGCCTTGTCGAGGGCTGCCCAGGCCGCACCGCTCAAGCTGGTGGTGAAGTAGGCATCGAGATCCGCGGGCTTGATCGGATCCTTCGCCTTCACCGCGAGGTCATTCCAGCCCGGCACCGTGCCCGCCGGGCCGGTGAAATAGGGCGCCCCCCGCATGTCGTAGGCGTGCGCGTAGTAGGGCATCAGGCCGCCGCTGGTGGGCTCAGTCTACGGACACGAAAAAGGGGCGCCCGTTTCCGAAAGCGCCCCGTCTCCCATTCCGACCAGCCGAGGCTAGATCACCACGGGTTGTTCACCAGCAGCTTGATGAGCCCGATGTTGCGGGTGTCGGTCAGCTTGCTCTCCCAGTTGGTCGCCGTGGCGAAATCAGCATCGGTGGGGAACTGCTTGGTTCCCTTCCACGACAGGCCGAGGATGCCGATGGCGGAACTCCAGTCCACCGCGATCACGTTCTGGAAGCTGAGGATGTTGGTGTCGTAGCGGACGCGCAGGCCGTTCCGCACGCCAGCCGAGACGATCCCAGGCTCCATCAGGTAGATCGGGTACTTGGCCGCAGCGCCGGTGCCGACAGGCGCCAGCGTGTCGTCCACCACCACCCGGAAGCCTGCCATGTCGGCAACCTGCGAGCTGTTGATGCCGACGCCGCCGCCACCCCAGGCGATGTTGCCGCCGGTGGCCAGGGCCGAGGTGCTGAACGTGAGCATCCCGACGGTGGCGAGGTAGTTCGCCACGCTGGAGTGCATCCCGACCGTGGTGAGCCGCTGGCCGCGCTCCCCGATCAGCGACTTCGCCCGCATCAGAGCCGCCGCCGAGAGGAAGTTCGCCTCGGTGGGGGTGGCAGCGGCGGTGAGATCGAGCACGTGGGTGGCGGCCAAGGGGCCACCGGCACCAAGCAACCCATCGAACAGGGAGTGCAGCGTCTCCTGCGAGTGCATCTGCATGTTCTCGCCGATGAACGATGCCATCACGGCGATCGGGTCGATGCCGCTCAGCCAGGCCGACAGATCATCAGCACCACCGGCATAGGCGCATTGCTGGATCGGTGCGAACGCCGAATCAGCATTGATCTTCTGCACGGTCAGGTGACCCTTGCCGGATGCACCCCAGGTGGTGTTGCTTTCAACGTACTCCTTATGCGCCTTGAAGGGTCGCACCATCGGCATCTCGACCTGACTGCCGGTGGTGAAGTCGATCAGCGGATTACGCCGGATTACGCCTGAGTTGACCCAGGCCCAGGAGTTGAACAGACGCTCGATCACGACGCGGCCAAACCGCTTCTGCGTGACGAGTGCACCGAGGTCACCAGCGAACGTCGAACCCCAGTTGGGATCACCACGTTGGCCAATAGGTACGGGCGTGGGGGTTGTGAAATCCCCGTAGTTGCGATAGATCGCGGCCATGGAAGGCCCCTCCGGTAGGTGTTACGAAATCACCCGAGGCCAGCTTCTGCTTGTAGTTGAGCAGCGAGTTCAGGATTCTGCATTTCAAGCAGCAACTGCTGCGTGATGTTGCCATCCTTGTAGGGGTTCCCTTGCATACCACCAGCGGATTCGCCCCCGGCAGGGACGAATGCGCCGGTGTTCATGCCGCGAACGCCGTTTGGTTGAAAGAGATACTCGAATCCCGAGCCTGGTTGTCTCATGCCAGTAATGTACTGATCCAGTGGAACCTCGACGCCCCCGTTAAGGACCACTGGCCTGCCAGCTTCACTGACGCGCAGGTTGGGTTTCAGCAGCGCAAATACGTGTTCAGGGTTGTTCGGCTTCGCATCACTGATGCGAGAGATAGCCGCAACCATCATTTTCGCCTCTTGGTTTGCTTGCTCAGCACTGCTTGCAAGCTGTCTCGCTGCCACGAGTTCTTCATCTTTCAGCCGCAGCGCTTCACGAAGTTCTGCAACGAGAA